AAAAACTACGCCGCTCCTACTATTACATTTAAGGGTAAAGAAAAAGCAAGACCTCAAAGTTTTAAAGAAGCTTTAGCGGCAGGTGAGGTTTATGAGTTTAAATCAAAAAAAAGAGCCGAAAGATTTGCGGCTGGTTCTTGGAAGAAGGGTAAGGCTAAAAGAGAAGCTATGAAGGCTTATAGGAAAAAGAAAAAAGAGAGAAGACAAGCCAAAAAAAATTAATAAATAAATATTAACTTTGTAAAAAATAAAATCAAATGGAATTTAAAGTAAAAGAAGTATTAAAGGAGGAAAAATCTCGTGTTGAAGTAGAAAATGAATTACTAAAAAAACACGAAGAAAAGTTTGAGGATTCTGATGTTAAAGAAGAAACTCAACCTGAAAAAATAGACTTAAACAAAAGTGAAAATTCACCTTCCGAAGAAATATCGGTTGATGAAACAAAGACTCCCTCATCAGAGTTAAATGATGAAGACGTTCTTTCATATATAAAAAATAGATATGATAAAGATATAAATTCAGTTGACGATTTGTTTGCGGAAAAAGAGGCAAACCCTGATTTACCTGAAGATGTATCGGCGTATTTTAAGTATAAGCAGGAAACCGGGCGTGGAATTGAAGACTTTTATAAATTACAAAAAGATCTTGATTCTATGGACGATAATGCTATACTGTCTGATTACTATGGCATGACAGAAGACGGTCTGGACGCTGTAGATATTCAAGATATTATTGAGGATAAATTTAGTTTTGACGAAGATTTAGATGATCCAAAAGATATTAAGAAAATAAAATTAGACAAAAAAAGAGAACTTGCGAAAGCAAAGAAGTTTTTAAATGAATACAAAGATAAATATAAAGCTCCTCTTGAGTCAAGTGGGGGTGGGTTATCTGAGGATCAAGAGAAAAATCTTAATGCTTATAAGAGTTACATTGAGGAATCTAAAACCGCGGAAGAAAGGCAGAAAAAAACTTATAATTATTTTTTAGACAAAACAAATAAATTGTTTAACAGCGAGTTCAAAGGTTTTGAATTTGATGTGTCGGAAAGTAAAATGGTTTTTAAGCCAGGTGCAAATGAAGAGCTGAAAAATATTCAATCAAATATTAACAATTTCGTTAATAAATTTTTGGATAAAGACGGCTTGATGGCAGATGCAGAAGGATATCATAGAGCCTTATCGGTTGCTATGAATCCAGATAAATTTGCTCAACATTTTTACGACCAAGGTGTGGCTAGCGCTGTAGATAATGTTTCTAGAAAATCTAAAAACATAAATATGGATGTTAGGCAGTCATCACAAGCCGTAACTAAGGATGGAATGAAAATTCGTCCTATGAGCAATAATTCTAGAAACGATGGAAGGGGACTCAAAATTAGAAGTATTAAAAAAAGTTAAACAATATTAAAAATTAAAAAATGGCAGTAAATTTGACACCAGGATTTGACTTGCAGCCAAGTGCGCAGCAAACTCCACTATCAACAAACTACATAAACAACTTTGATTTCTTGAATCAGTACCTACCGGATACTTACGAAAAGGAATTTGAGCGTTATGGAAACAGATCAGTAGCATCATTCTTAAGAATGGTAGGCGCTGAAATGCCTTCTAACTCTGACCTTATTAAATGGGCTGAGCAAGGAAGATTACACACTAAATATCAAAACTGTACTTCAGCATCAGCATTAAATGCTGTTGACGGCGTATGGACTATTCCAGGAGTTGGAGTAGCGCCAGGCGCAGGAGCGAACAACCCAGCTAACTTTAACCCACAGTTAAATGCTAACTCTGGAATTTTAGCTTCACTGAGAGTTGGACAAACAGTTATGATTTCAGACAATACACCAGGTTCTACTTTACAAAACAAAGCAATTGTAAAAGTAGCTCCAACATCAGCTAACCCAGGTACTTTTACAGTAGCATATTACGAAGCAACAGGTCAAGCTATGGTAGCAGCAACATCATGTGATATATTTATCTATGGTTCTGAATTTGCAAAAGGAACTAATGGAATGGTAGGATCTAACGAGGCTGATGACTTTATTTTTGACAACAAGCCAATTATTATCAAAGACAAATACACTGTTTCTGGTTCTGATATGGCTCAGATTGGATGGATTGAAGTTACAGGTGAGGATGGCGTAAGCGGATACCTATGGTATTTAAAGTCTGAACACGACACAAGATTAAGATTTGAAGATTACTTAGAAACAGCGATGGTTGAGGCAGTTCCTGCTGAAGCGGCATCAGGTGCAGCAGACTTCCTACAAGGAGTAGGAGTAGGTGCAGGTGTAGCTAACCTTTCTGGTTCTGATGGTATTTTCTTTAGCGTATCAACAAGAGGAAATGTATTCGGTGGTGGAAACCCAGTTGCATTAGCTCAATTTGATAATGTTATTCAAAGACTTGATAAGCAAGGAGCTATTGAAGAAAATGTAATTTTCGTAAACAGACAATTCTCGTTTGACATTGACGATATGTTAGCATCACAAAACTCTTACGGAGCAGGTGGTACTTCTTATGGTTTATTTGACAACGATAAGGACATGGCTCTTAATTTAGGATTTACAGGATTCCGTAGAGGATATGACTTTTATAAGTCTGACTGGAAATACTTAAACGACCCAACAATGCGTGGAGGTCTTGAAGCAGGTGCAATCAATGGACTTTTAGTTCCAGCTGGTTCTACAACTGTATACGACCAAATTTTAGGTAAGAACGCTAAGCGACCTTTCCTTCATGTTCGTTACAGAGCTTCTGAGACTGAAGACAGACGTTACAAAACTTGGATTACCGGTTCTGCTGGTGGTGCAAGAACTAATGATCTTGATGCAATGGAGGTTAACTTCTTGAGCGAAAGAGCTGTATGTACTTTAGGTGCAAACAACTTCTTCTTATTTCAAGATGCATAACAATTAGTAGTATTAATTAGGGGGATTAACTTCCCCCTTTTTATTTTTTAAATCAAATTAAATTATATTATAATGAAAAATCAAAAAAAAACTTACCAGAATAAAGCCTATAGACTTTTAAAAGACCATCAGCCACTATCTTATATGTTGGCTTCTAGACATTCATCTAGATCTCCTTTACTATACTTTGATGAAGAACAAGGAATAAACAGACCCTTACGATATGCGAGAAATCAAAAAAGCCCGTTTGAAGACGAGCAAGATGGAAACGCTATATTAGAGCCAATAGTTTTTGAAGATGGAATGTTATTGGTAGAAAAACAAAATCAATCTTTACAGCAATTTCTACATTATCATCCAAGCAATGGAATGGTGTTTGAAGAAATTAATTCTGAAAGAGATGCGGCTCAAGAACTTGAGTGGGTTGAGGCAGAGCTTGAGGCTCAGCTTGAAGCTAAAGCAATAACTAAAGATGTTCAAAAATTGACTTCGGTATGCCGAGTGTTGATGGGTAATGGAGTTGATAAAATGACTATACCTGAATTAAAAAGAGACATCTTGCTTTATGCTAAATCTAGACCAGAGGATTTTATGGATACCATAAATGATCCAATGTTAGAATTAATGGATACTGTCCATCAGTTTTTTATGGCAGGCTTTATATCTTACAGAAACGCAAACAAAGATGTATATTACAACTTACCTAATAATAAGAAAAAAATGCTAACCATTCCTTATGGAGAAGACCCTAATTATATAATAGGTTCTTTCATGCAGTCGGATGAAGGTTTAGAAGTTTTTAAATTATTAAAAAATAAGTTAAAAAATAAAAAGTAAAACTTAACCAACTATAAATTAGCTGCCCAAAAGGGCGGCTTTTTTTTTAGTATCTTTGTACTTTATTAACTCATAAATTATTATTATTATGGAAAAATTCTTACAAATTCCAGTTACAAATGAACAAAAACAAATTTTGTCAATTCTGGATGTTAAATTAGTAGAACAAGCTTCTACTTCTACGGTTTCTTTGTCTTATGGCTCAGGAAAAGTTGCAACTATAACCTATACTGATGCTTTAGACGCAGGAGTAGAGACTTATAGAGATGAAGTTCAAAATGCTATCGTTAAAGCTCTTGCGACAGGGTGGACTAATGTGGCTGTGGACTACATTCCAAGCAATGCCGTTACTGGTATATCTATAGCCTAATGTATAGTGCTATGCAAAAGTATGTTGAAGTTCCAGTACAAAAATCAGTCGCAAGTGGAACGACAACAGTAGACGAATCAGGAAACCTTGAGCTACAGGATGGCGCTGCTACTTTTACAGGTGGCGTAGTTAATGTTGGCGATGTAGTGCATGATACTTCAGATGACAGAATGTATACTGTCGCAAGTGTTGTGGACGCAAACACACTCTCTTTAGTTGCTATTGGAGCAGCGCAAGGAAATGGTGTAGGTACTGGTAAAAATTATATTATCTATTCAGCTACAGTATCTTCTAAGCAATTAGTTGCTACTAACGGAGTAGTAGTTGTAGAAAATGCATCTGCTGACCCAATAAATAGTGAAGTTAATGTTCAGTATTGTGGGCCATCAGGCATCGTAATTAAAATTACTCATGCAGCAGTAGCAGCAGGTGATGAGGCTATGAGAGATGGATTTGAAGATTCAATAACAGAATCTTTACTACAACATTGGCCTTATGTTAAATATGACGAATGGTTGCCTTCAAGTTTAATCTTAGATATTGCTAAAGTCTAAGACTAACTAATCAAAACTAAGAGAGGCTACAAAAAAAAGTAGCCTCTTTTTTTTTGCTATCTTTGTAAAAAGAAGAAATTATGCCTATTAATGATGTAAGAAATACCGTATTGGCAATCGCCAACAAAAACAATTATGGATATATTTCGCCTCAAGATTTTAATCTCTACGCTAAGCAAGCTCAGCTTGATATGTTTGAGAATTATTTCTACCAATACAATAGTCAATTAACGCAAGAAAATATGCGTCAATCTGGCTCTGGATATGCGGATATAACAAAAGGAATAATAGAAGTTATAGATAGTTTTTCTGCTACTCAAGCCTTGATTAACAATGGCGTTAATTTATATTCTTTACCATCAAATTATTATTTAATAAATAAAATTAATTATTATCCAACTACAACTGCTACCGGAACAACTACTCAATCACAAGCATTTACTTTAACTGATGCTAACGCTACTTTTTTAACTACTGTATCGGTTGGGCAACTTGTATCTTCTACATCAGCCACTAGCGTAACAGCTGGTCAAAGTGCTTATGTGGTAAGCATAAATTCTGATACTCAGTTAGCTATTTCTGTTGATATATTTGGTTCAGCAGCTACAATTGGAAACTCTTATGTTGTTGTGTCAAGCGCTGGAATTGTAGAAGTAGAGAGAGTCACACAAAGTAAAATATTTTATCTCAACTCATCTCCACTAACCACACCATCATTAGGTTTTCCCGCTTATGTTTTAGGAAATGCAACAGTTGGGGCATTAGGAAATTCTATTAATGTATATCCAGAAACCATAACCACTCCTGGTCAAATATACTCTCAGTACTTGAGATATCCCCTTGACCCTAACTGGACATATGCAACATTACAAGCGGGAGAGCCTTTATTTGATCCTACGCAGGCAGATTTTCAAGATTTTGAATTACCCTTGTCAGATGAACCTACCTTGGTTTACAGAATATGTCAATTTATAGGAATTGAAATAAGAGAAGCAGATGTATACAATTTTGGAAAAGAGCAACTAGCAATGGAAAACATTGACGAACAATAAAAAATAAATTATGACTTATATTACAGATTATGCATATTACGAAAATTCAGGCACAGCTCCTACGGATTCAAATTGGGGGTCGTACCAATATATTTCATTGAATGATATAGTTAATAATTTTATGTTAATGTATCAAGGAAACCACGAACTAATAAACAATATAGAAAGATATCAAGTTTTGTTTCATGCAAAAAGAGGAATACAAGAGCTAAATTATGACGCTATGAAGGAAATTAAAATTCTTCAATTAGATGTGTCAAATCAGTTACGCTTTATTTTGCCTCAAGACTATGTTAATTGGGTTCGTATATCTCAATTTGTGAATGGAATCTTACAACCATTAACTGAAAATATTCAAACTAATTGGAGTTCTGCCTATCTTCAGGACAACGACTCTAATATATTGTTTGACCAAGATGGAAATGTTTTAAGACCGCAGGATTCAGAGCTAGACTTGAATCAAATGTCGACAACTGCTAGAAGTATATATTTAAACGAGAACAGCCCATACCATGGACAGGAAGGGTGTTGTATAGACGGGTGTTGGTACTTTGATTATGCTGTTGGTTCTAGGTTTGGATTAAACACAGAAACAGCAAATTCAAACCCTACATTTACTATTAACAAGCAAGGCGGAGTAATAAACTTTAGCAATATGATTGGTGGATCTTCAGTAGTTTTAGAATATGTTTCAGATGGTATGGAGAATGGAACAGATGGAGCAATTAATCTTAATAAATTATTTGAAGAATATATTTATGCTTACATTAAATATTCTATATTAAACGGAAGAATAGGTGTAACAGAATATGTGATTAATAGAGCAAGAAAAGATAAATCATCTTTGCTTAGAAATGCAAAAATTAGATTAAGCAATATACATCCTGGCCGATTATTAATGAATATGAGAGGACAGAATAAATGGATAAAATAATATGCCAATAACTACTACAAATTTTGTGGCTGGAAGAATGAATAAGTCTATTGACGAAAGACTTCTTCCGCCAGGAGAATACATAGACGCAATGAATGTCCGTTTAGGGGCTACTGAAACAACTGAGATTGGTGCGGTAGAAAACTCTAAAGGAAATGACCAGCTAACAACTTTGCAATTTCAAGGACAAGCGTTATCATCTGCGGCGCAGTGCATAGGCGCTTATGAGGATGGTCAAAGAGAAACCATTTACTGGTTTGTCCATGATAGTAATAATCCTGTAAAAACAGGAAAATTAGATTTGATAGTTTCTTTTAATACTACAAATTTAATTGTTCAATATCATGTGATTTCTACTACTGTTTTAAATTTTGACCCGGAGTTTTTAATTACCGGTATTGATTTGGTAGATGGAAAATTTTTATATTTTACTGATGACAAAAATCCTCCTCGAGTCATAGATGTGGTTCAGAGTTATCCTTATCCTATAGGGTTGGTTGATCAAATAGAAGAAGAGGATATAAGTGTTATTTTAAAACCCCCTGGATTTGAAGACGCTGTTGGCTCAAATATTCCTTTGTCTGTCCCTGGCGTACAGCTAGTTAGTTTGCCAGGGCAAGAAAACTACATAAGAGAAAGATTTATATGTTTTGCTTATAGGTATCGATATTTAAACGGCGGCTATAGCGCAACATCTCTTTTTACTGTTCCAGCCTTTGCTACATCTGATTTTGCATTTGACACTAGAAACTACTTAAACAGTGGTATGATTAACAGGTTTAATGGGGCTGTTATAACTTTTAGTACTGGAAGCAAAAGAGTTACTGAAATTGATTTGTTGTATAAAGACACAAACTCTAATGTTATCTATGTAATTGAAAGATTTAAAAAAGAAGATTATGGATGGGCTGATGATACTCAGAAAACATATACTTTTACAAACAGCAAAATTTATACGGTAATAGGTAATGACGAGCTTTTAAGGCTTTATGACAATGTTCCTAGGATTGCAAAGGCTCAAACAATAATGGGCAATAGGTTGTTATATGGTAATTATGTAGATGGATACAATTTTACTAGAGGGTCGGCTGAAGGCTCAAACATATCTTTAGATTATAACACGAGCTATTTACCCCTTAGCGTAGAGTTTCTTGAATTACCAGGAGGACTACCAGGTAATGGAGATGCTTACACTTTATCTGGATCATCGGTAAGTATAACAAATTCTAAAATAACTATTGATTTAGCAGAAATAGACGGAAAGTTAAAACAAGGCGCTGCGTTAGGTTTTAATTTTAGAATAGAACACGCTGAATTAGGCGGGGACACCGCTTTAGCTCCTTGCGGAACGGCAAATGATGAGTTTACTAATGGTGTTTTTGATATTCAGTTTAGTGTAACGCTAGACCAAGACTACCAAAACTCTTATGACTTTTTATCTTCTTCTTTGTTTTTAGACGCAATAGGTACAGGGATTTTGGCTGACGGGAGATTTAACCCTTTGGCTACAGCTGATGCAGGAACTTCATTTACAGATTTATTTAATAATTTTTTAAGCTCCCCTACAACTACTTGTACTTTTACCAAGTTTAATAGTAGTATAACAGACGCAACAGCTCAACAAGGTATTGCGTTGACAGGGGTTTCACCAGGTAGCACCACTTTTGAATTGCAAATTTTAGCAATGAATTTTCAAAATGTGGATCAAACTCAAACTCCTCCTGTTACCACAAACCTATATGAGTATTTTAGATTTGTACTGGGGGAAATACAGTTCACATCAGATATAGATACATCCAGTCTTCACAGTAACAGGGATTATGAAACAGGAATTGTTTACATGGACGAGTACGCTAGAGCCTCTACGGTTTTGGTATCGGAATACAATACAGTTTATATAAATCCAGCCGACTCTGTGAATGCAAATAAAATTCAAGTTCAACTAAGCAGTACAGCTCCTTATTGGGCTAGCAAATATAAATTTGTAGTAAAGCCTAGTTTAGGGGAGTATAACACTGTTTTTAGTAATTTTTATTATGTTAGGCCTTCTGATAATATGATATTTTTTAAGATAGAAGGAGACAATGCCAATAAAGTTACAAAAGGGGAGACTTTAATAGTAAAGGCGGATGTAGACGGGCCTTTGTCAGTTGTGGAAAAATGCGAGGTATTAGATATAACAGCTGAAAGTAGTGATTTTTTAGACCAAGAAGAGGGTTTTACAGACGGGAAACAATTAGCGGGCCTATATATGCAAATTAAAAATCAGAATTTTAATGTTGTAATACCGGATGATTCTGTTATAGCATATGGAAAGCAAGAAGCTAGAAGCGGAAGTACAAGCGGATGTAGCCAACAGGCATTTAGAAATGTTGGATACCCATGTTTTACAACAGACCCTGATACCGGGGCTACTACAAACTATGATATACCCGGAGGCTCAATTATAAGGTGGAGTATTACAAGCGGAAGACGAGCAGGCTCAAGAAGTTGTGAGCAAAAAAGATGGGAGTGGAGCGCTTCTTTTGTCGCTACAAGAGATTACGCTGATTTAAAAAGATGGTATGATGGCGATAATATAAATATAAATACTGCTGAGCCAGGGGGGTATGAAGGGTGGAATGAAGACGACAACATTGCTAATTATAACTCTCAATATTTTACTCCTAGTACGCCTATTAATCTTGGCCCTTTTATAGGAGGCAATCCTTTTGGATTTGCAACCAATTTACCCTGTTTAGGTTTTAGCGCTCAATTAGGGTTTTGTCAAGCAATTCCTGGAGATCCTAGTTCGCCATTATATTTTGGTACTGCTACTGGATTAAAAGGTTGTAACAGAATTGGTAATAACAGAAAAGCTGGTGTAACAATGGATATAGTTGTTTTTAGGGCTAACACCTTAATGGTTTTTGAAACCGAACCTGAAGATGCAAACGCCGAACTTTACTTTGATGCTAGTGAAATGTATGATATAGATTCAAGTGGATTTCACCAATCAGGAACAGATATAGATAACGGAGACCAAAACCAAACAGCAACTCAAGATGCTGTTATAACATTAAACTTTAGTGACTGTTACACCTTTGGTAATGGTGTAGAAAGCTACAGAATAAAAGATCAGCTGGCTGCAAAAAGTATGCAGTTAGGTGAAAGAACCTTAGCTGTATCTAACCAAGACTACAAAGAAGCTGATAGATTTGAAGGTATTACTTATAGTGGAGTTTTTAGTAGTAACTCTGGGACAAACAATCTAAATGAATTTAATTTAGGGTTAGTTAATTTTAAAGATTGCGAAACTTCGTTTGGGCCTATTCAGGTGCTACACGCCAGAAAAACAGATATTTTAACTTTACAAGAAGATAGAATAACTTATGTTTTTGCTGGTAAAAATATTCTTACTGATGCTGTTGGCGGAGGTGTTGTAACTTCAGTTCCAGAGGTTTTAGGAGAACAAGTTGCTAGAATTGAAGAATATGGCATAAGTTTTAATCCTGAAAGTTTTGTTGCTTATGGTTACGATATGTATTTTACCGACACAAAAAGAGGTGCAGTACTTCAATTAAGCGGAAGAACCCCCGATACGGATAGGTTGACAGTGGTATCTGACCAAGGTATGCGTTCTTGGTTTAGAGATAGGTTTTTTGAAAATTTAAACACTCAAAAACTAGGTGGCTATGACCCTTATATGGATGAGTATGTTTTAGGTATGAACGGAACACCTGTTCCTATACCTCCACTTGTTATTAGTTGTGGAACTCAAATAAATAGAACAGGGCTTGCCGCTGGAACTAGTACAGTTAGTACGGTTGATTTTGGACAAGTAATTGGCGATGTGGTGTTTCCTTATTCTATTTCGAGTGGGTCTATTGTAATCAGTGTTTTATGGAATGGAACTACAACCACAAGTGGAACACTTACTGGGTCTGGAAACTTTACATGGAACAAAAGCCTTAACACTCCTGTTAATGCGGTTGTAACTATTACAGCTCAAACCGCTGCGTCTTTCTTTGTAACGCTATCTTGCCCTACTCAAGAAACCATTACGGTTGTTAAGGTGGCTATTGCATCAACTCAAGATTCAAACAAATTTATTCATGCTGAATATTTCTGGGAAGATACTGTAAATATAAGCCCAGTAGACAGCGATCAAGTTCAATTTTTAAATTCCCCACTTACAGCTTCGTTTTATGATGCTCAGGTAGGAATTAGGTCTTTAGGTGTTTTTCCTTATACAGGGGTCGACTTAACAATAAGGTCTAATAAAATAAACTTTGATGATTATGATTGGGGATACCCAGACGATAATTTTAAATATTTATCATCAAACACATTATATGCAAACACTCAGCCTGACATAGCATCTTTATTGGCTGCGGCAACAACTATACCTAATAGTAGTGTGGTAAGCCCATCAACTGGACTTTATCAAGCAACTGTAACTAACTTGTCTTTACCAAGTGGGAATCAGTATTTATATTTAATATATGATTACAGAAAAACTTCTTGTCAGCAATTTTGTTATGACGCAACCAGCCCGGAAGATGCCTGTTGTTTATGTGAAATTCCATGTGTGGCGTTTAGTTGCAGCACACTGCAGAACAACCCTACTATAATTTGTAATCAACCTCTAACTCAAACTTATTACCACACTGGGTCTGGAACATTCCCAGCAGTAGGTGACTTTGTTTATAGTTCGACTAATTGCTTCAGCAGTACAGCTGTACCTTTAATTTCGGGATATTACAAATCAGAAACCAATAAATATATTAGATGTTCCTCAAACGGAATAGTAACAGAATTAGTAACTTGTACTTAAAATTTAATTTATGGCAACAATACAAACTCTTTGTTTTGATGGAGATACATTTGCACAAGCTTATGCATTATACACCAGTAGCGACTTAACAACACTAGCACCAGACGGATATTATAGTCAGGGGCAAATTGTTAGGCAACAGCTAAATGGTATACTACTTAATGCACAGCCTTGTTCGGCGTGTTTAGTTCCTTGTGGCTCTGGCTTAAATTTAAATATTAGCAATAGTGGAATTTTTAGCGTAGACATTGATGTGGCTAATGATGTTGGCGCGGTAGTTGTTTATTTTTACATGGGAGCTAGTATACCAGATGGAGTGGATATGGTATGGAACGGAACTCACTATAACAGGTTAACTTGTCAAGGTAATGACGGAACTATTATCTTGGACGGCGCTGGAACTTCAGTAGATTATGCTGGATTCAATAATCAAGGTACAGGATTACCTACATATGTAGGAAATCAAAATGCTAACCTAATAAATTTCAGCCCTTATGATGGAACTGAGGTTTGCCCAACAAACGGCGGCGCTCCATCAAACTTTTTATATGTTTCAGGTGCTTTTGTTGACCAAGGCACTACAACAAATACAAATGTGGTTAATAACCAAGTGGGTACTGTGGCAGCTACCAGCCCTTTGTTTACATTGGTTTTACCAAAAAACTCTGTTACCCCCACATCCTTAAATCTTCAAATTTTCGCACCTTTGTGCGGGACTCTTTGGAGACTTGAATTAGCGTGTCCAGTTGCGTTGCCTAGTTTTTTAGGTTCTCCCGCACAGACAGGCTTGGGTTGTTCTAACGCAACTGTAACATATTATTTTGCAAGAAACGCAACAGGAACTCAATTACCTTTTACTGTTGATACCAACACAAGGCCAGTTGTAGGTAATTTTGTTTTTACAGATTCTTCCGGAGCAACATATTTAAATGACACTGCTACACAGCAACGCTATGTCATGGATAACAATCAGGTCATTACTGTTAGAAACGGTGTTGTAATTAATGTTACATCTTGTGACCCAACTTAAAAAATAAACTATGGCATCAGAATACACTTTATCGTACAACCAAGACTCAGCACCGCTAACCATTGACGCTCAAGGAAAGGGTGGGTGGCCTTCATTTTATTCTTTTTTTCCTGAATATATGATAGGAATGAATAGTTATTTTTATTCTTTTAGTGGTGGCAATCTTTTTAGGCACAACACCAATGAGTCTCGAAACACTTACTATGGTCAATTTAGTCCATCTACAATTACAAGTGTATTTAATCCAGAGCCAACATTAAGTATCAAGCTCTTTAAAACTTTATCATACGAGTCAAATACTACAGTAGTAGATACCACTCAAGCGAGATGGGCATGTACTGAACTGGCTACAGATATAACGGATGGAACACCAGGTGGTATGCTTGAAACTTATTTTGAGCAAAAAGAAGGAGAGTGGTTTAGCTTTATACGAACTAATGCAGCTGTGATAAACTGGCAAATGAGATCTGCCAATGGTTTAGGTTCTGCTACTGGAGTTACTGTAGTGGGTGCTGCAACTACTATAGATTTTGCTGTGCCAACAGGCTCAATAATATCCATAGGTGACTTCGTGTATTTTGTTACTTTAGCTGGAACACCTCCAACAGCTACAGGCGCTCCTCAGCTCGCCGGAATAGTTACAGCTATCAATGCCAATAGCATCGTTATAGACAACTCAACAGGGGTAGCAACACCTGTTGTGGGGCAATTTATTATGTACATAAAAAACGCTACGGCAGAATCGCATGGGGCTAGAGGTTATTTTCTTCAATTTAAATTAGAAAATGACTCAACTAGCCCAGTAGAACTATTTTCAGTCGGGAGTAGTGTGATGAAAAGCAATCCATAGATTTTTACTATCTTTGTTACTAAATGAAATTAAATGTACAGCCTTTAAAAGTAACTGACTACGATGCCGTATTAGTGGATTGGTGGAATGACTGGAGATGGACACCTCCTTCTAAAGATTTTTTACCCGAAAACGGAACAGGCGGATACATGGTGTACGATGGTAAGATACCTATTTGCGCTGGATTCATGTACACAACAAATTCAACGGCAGTTTGGTGTGATTGGATTATATCAAATATTCATTACAAGGATAGGGCAAACAGAAAAAAAGCGTTAGCTTTATTAGTGCAAACAATTACTGAGCAAGCTCGTAATTTAAATAAAAAATATGTATATGCATTAATTAAAAATAAACCTTTAATTGATGTTTACAAAAAAGTGGGGTATGAAGAAGCTTCAAGTTATTCAACCGAAATGATTAAAAAATTATAATATGGCAGTTACAACAGCAGCAGTAGTAGGAGTGGCGTCTTCCGCGGCAGGAACGATAGGCTCATTTAGTCAAGCTCGTAAACAAGCAGACGCAGCGGCAAAAGCAGAAAGAGAGTCTAAGAAAGCCATGGCGGAGGCGAGAAAAAGAGCAGAAAAGAATTTTTACGAAGGGCTTCAAGTCTCAAGAGAAGCTTATGAATTTGCTAAGGAATCTAACTTAGCGGCTCAACAACAAAACATTCAAGCACTTCAAGAAGGTGACCCTAGAAATTTAGCTGCCGGCGTAGGCCTCGTTCAGCAAACGGCTGATGCAAACACAGAGAAAACAAGGTTGTTAATGCAAAAAGATTTAGAAAAAAATGCCAAGATGAAGGCTGATGCTAAAGATGCTATTAATCAAGATTTAAAAGCAATGGATTTAGGTTATGCCAAAGACCAAGAGTTAAGGGCAAAAGAGGCAGCACAAGCCTCAGTTCTTGCTCAACAGCAAGGCATTCAAGGTGTAGCAGACACTGCTATGGGTGTAGCTAATTTAGCTCCTTTGTTTGGTGCTAAAACTACAAAAGCGGATGACGTCTACCTAGACAGAATGAATAATTCTACAGTTTAAAAAAAAATTATGGCAAACGAATTTAGTAGAAAAGAATCCGCATTAGATTATCAGATATACCAGGGTAGGGAAAATACCCAGGTAAACTGGAATCAAATGTCAAGAGGTATTAATGAAACTTTCAATAAAATAGCTGAAGACAGAGAGGCTCGAAAGAAAGAGATTGATGACGAAACAGATGCGGTATTAAATCAACTTGAAAAGGCAGATGCCTATAACTCTAAAACTTTAGGAGATCAAGTCAATATGCTTGCAACTCAAATGAGAGAGCAGGTTACCACACTAAATGGTATTGTTAAAAGAGGAGGTATGAAGCCTGCTGAATTTTTGCAATTTATACAAAAAGCAAAAGATAATATTGCTAACTGGGGTATCGCGTCTAAAGATTGGGATGCTTCATTTGTTAAAGCCACAGAAAGACAGCAGCTTGGTGAAGATGGTGTTAAAATTGCTTCTGCAACTGAAACATTTATAAAGGATGAATTACAATCTTTTGGTAATTTAAATAATGTAGTTCCTTGGGTGTCGCCAAAAGGAAATGTGTATAGCGTTAGGATGATTGATGACGGAAACGGTAATCAAATTATGCCCGACTATGATACTCACCCTGAAAACTACCTTCCTTATAGCTCAATAAATAACAAAATAAATTATGAAGACAATGGCAATAAGTATGATGTTAAAACATTGGTGGCTAATAATGTAGATGATATAGGTACTTTTATAACTTCCTACATAGAAGACTACACGCTGTTAGAAGGCGGTGGAGCTGTAGTGACCACAGAGGGGGCAAGACAAATGAACTCTATTCTTAAAGATGAGAATGGAGAAGCTTATCAAGCTTTTGATACTCTAAGAGAAAGCATAGTAGACAGCATTGTTCTTACTGACGGCCTAGGGGCTGTTGGAGATAGTCAAATTCCAAATGTTGCAAATATTATAGAGCAACATGGTATTAAAGGTAAGGACGGAAATCTATATAAGTTTGCTCAAAGTGAAGAGCAGTTTAGACAGCTTTACCCAAACTCTTCTATCGATAATTTTATAAAAGTAGATGTTGGCACGACACCGCCCACTTACACATATACTGAAGACATGATAGAGGCAGCAAGAGATTATGTTAGATTACAAGTTGAATCTCAAGTTGGATATAAACGAGAAAAAGCAGGATTTAAAACTGGACAACAAGAAAACGCAAGCTCTGCTGCGCAAACAGAAAAACTTGATATTATCGGTGGAGAAGCTGGTCAAATAGCGGATATACTTACAGCAGACCAAGCTAACGCTACTGCTATTATGCAAACACTTATAAGTGATCTTAACACTGACGTTGAGGGTGGTGCAGCTGGCAGAATTACTAATTTCGATATACAGCCAACCACTATAGATATATTTAGAGACGGGATGCCGCCAGTGTCTATTGAGCGTGCAGCTCAATCTACTCAAGATGTTAATCAAGATGGCGTTGTAGATAGTAAAGATAAAGATCCAGTTAGTCTACTAAATGAAATAACAAGTCTTTATAAAACATTAACTGGAAAAGACGCCACTAGAGTTCAGATAGAAAAAGCTTTAGAGCAACAAGGATATGATTTAGATGTATTGAAAAAAAGCGGTATTGTTGTAAGCGGAAAAGGAACTCAAGAAGCAATTAGTGCAGACTACACAGATAGTACTAAAATAGATGCAGAGGGGAAAACTCTATTTGACCTTGTTAAAGATGAGCTTGGAGGCGGTGGCCCTGGTAGCGAAACAGGCCTTGGAGGAATATTTACAACAGATACTACAGACAGAAATCAGCTTGCCACTATATTCCGTAAGGCAATGAAGAAAAGTTTAAAAACAAACCTTGCTAAGCTATTCCCTGACGAAAAAGTAAAAATGACTTTGATATCTGATGAGAAAGCAGATGCTGCGGTATTAGAATATGTAAAAGATAGACTTCCATCTGGTGCTACATCAGAACAGATAGCGGCTGAAACAAATCGTTTATTCCCTAATAGAGATGGTGATGATGAAGTTATTATGATTAGAATTGCAGGTAAAAATACTATTTTCCAATTAGACAATGACAATTACACAAATAGTGATGTAACTAATGAAATAGCTAGAATATTAAATGAGGCAGCTAACAGAGTTAACACAGTTAGAGCGTCAAGTGGTAGATTAAGTGCAATGGAAATTAGAGCTGCCAACCCTCGAAGAGAAGGTGAATCCAGACAGGAATATAATCAAAGAATGAAAAAGTTGTTTACTGACCAAAATAATTAAATAAATATATGTTTGAATTAGAAGACTTATATGACTATGCTATAGATGGAGCATTTAAAAGTTTAGAGGAGTTTTTAGAGATGGCTCCAACTCTAGGTTATGACGGGCTGTTTGATTATTTAGAAGAAGGAACTTTTAAAGATGTAGCTGAGCTAGAAGCGTCAAATGTTTTAGGCTTAAAAAAAAAAGAGGAAGAATTACCTGGCACTTCTCCAACGGAAGATACGGATGCAGATACTACAATACCTCCGGTGGAGGATGGATCCTTGGATACTTCACCAGTCGAAACTCCTGACCCTTCATTAAACCAACCCCCTCCTGTTACACCAAACATAGAAGAGGATGTGGAAGTGGTAGAAGGTGTTGATGACCCAAACGAAATAGAGATTTTTGACACTGAGTTGTACCGATCTGGCACAGATGAGGCAATAAACGAAGCTGAAGAATTTAATATTCCACAGATAGAAGACGAAACATGGCTTGAAGAAAGCTGGTTAGGTCAAGCTTTGGATTGGGCGTTTGATGACAAGCCTATTTTGGGCGTTCTTAGTGCTGATTTTTGGGGAGATATGTATCGTGCTATTGGCAATGGATTTACCAAAGGACAATCAGTAGATGATGCTATTGCTTTGTACGCCAAGGGCAAAAACATAACCGATGCAGAACTACAAGAATACATAGCGGCCGTAAAAAAATCTGAGGGTGTTGTGCAGTCAGATGAAATGAAAAGTTTTCAAAAAATATATGAGCAAAATGGTGGTGGATTTTTAGGATTTATGCTAGGCTTCGGCGCAAATTTATCTATTGCTCCAGAATTATTAATTGATTCTTTTTCATCTATGCTTAATCCTGCGTCAGCTGCGGCTGCCGGGGTAGGAGCATCGACAGGTGCAGCGGCAGGTGCTACTCTAACAGCCGTATCGGGGCCAGGTGCTTTATTTGGCGCAGGCGCAGGAGCGGTTGGTGGCGCATTTGGTGGTGCATCTTTAGCGTTAGAGTTCGGTATGTCTTATACTGAATTTATGAAAGAAGAAGTTGAGGCGAAAGGAGGTAAGTTTGATGCAGAAGGTATAAGACTGGTTCTTGAAGACCCAGAGGCATTACAGAGAATAAGAAACAAGGCGGCAACCAGAGGTCTTGCTATAGGTATGATTGACGCAGTAACAGCTGGTGTTGCAGGTAAAATAGTAGGTACTACTGGTAAAGCAATAGCCAAAGGAACTGCTAAACAGTTAGCTAAAGCTGGTAAAGGAGCTGTAACTAAAAACGCTGTTCAAAAAGGAATTGCAGTTGCAGCCAGATACGGAAAAAGAATAGCTCCAGTAGCCAGTGGTTTAGGTGTTGAGATTGGTGGGGGTAGCCTTGGTGAGGCAACCGCAAGACTTTTGGCTGGGCAGGAAATGGATATTGCTGAGATAGGTTTAGAGGGGTTTGCTGGTGCTGGTTCAGCTCCAATAACTTTGGCGCGTGGTGCATTTATTACACCACAGTACAGACTTGGTAAAGACTTTGTAACTAAGGATTATATATTAGCAACCATAGGAACAGCAACTCCTGACCAGATTGCTAAAATGGATATAGATATAACTAATGATCCAGACTTAAAGGCAGTTGTTACTGATATAAAAGCAGAGTCTCAATTTGCTTTAGAGATAGAAAAAACCTACCCTATGATACCACAGGGCGAGGCTAAAAGTGAAATAATTAAACTACAAATAGAAAGAAGTAAATTACCAGATAGTGCGTCTGAAACAACAAAGCTTAGAAAAAGACAGATAGACCAAAGGATATCTGAAATTGTAGACGACTATAGTCAAGTCATGACGGAGGAGGTTACGGTAGAGCAGGACGGAAATACTTTTAACGAAGTTATTACTGTAACAAAAGGTGATGCTAAAAAAGAACTCGCTAACAATGGTATTGAAGACCCTACTCAACGTCAAATAAGTGATATGCAAAAAGCTCTCATGGATAGAGAAAAATCCAGAGATAGATCAGCAGAAACAGCTTTAGCAGAAGCTGAGGCACAGGCACAAGCTGAAGCATCAGTAACTAACCAGGAGGTACTAGATAGAATAGATAAAGACACATATACAGACCAAGAGTTTGAGAATGTAAAAAAATTATTAATTAAAGAGAAAAAAGATGCCATTCAAAAGTCAAGCACAGAGAGCTTGGATGTACAAGAATCTACCCAAGATGGCGAAGGAGTGGGAGAAGGTAACATCCAGCAAGAAGCTGCCGAAACGGGTAGCCAAGAAGTTGAAACCCAAGAGGCAGTTCAAGCTACCGAGGAGGCGGAAACGCAAGTAGATAAAAAAGCTAGAATAGATGCAGCTCCAAAAATATTTGGTAAAACCCATACTGATAAAAAACTACCTTATGGTAAAGCTGTTATCTCTGACATAACAAGTCCAGACTCTAAGGGTGTACAAACGGCTAAATATAATAATCCACAGACAGGCGAGTTAGATGTTATTATAAGTAGCAGTGGCGATTCCGCTAATTTTGTTGGCTTCACAAGAGTTTACGAAAACGGTAAACCCACAAATCAGTTTACCGCTAAAATGGAGTCTACCGGAGATGCTTTCAAGAACATGATTACTGAGGCGGAAAACGCTCTACCAGACGGAGCAGAAGTAATAGAGGTAACCACTATATCTATAGGTGGTTTAAAAACATATAATAAGTCTAAAACCTTGAGTGAAAAGGTAGATGCTGATAGTAATGTTGTTACAAAAACAACAAAGTATAGCGATGCAACGCAAAAATCTGTAAAAGAGAAGGGTAACGAAGCGGCTTTTAGTGCTTTTCAAACGGACGACAAAGCTAAGGCTGAAGCTGAGGTTGATAAAATAAAAAAAGCATATCCAGGGATTGACGTTAAAATAAAAAGGCGAGGATCTAAAAGGGGTAAAAAAACTTACACTATAGATTTAGAGTTGCCAGTTTTAGTTAAAACTCCAACAACTCCTAAAAGTTTTCAAACCATACCTCCATCTCAACGTAAGGGAGGGCCTCAAGTATTTAGAGTTCCTGGCAGTAGAACTGTAGATGTTCAGCTAAATGAAGACGGAACTGTACAAGCTATTAACAGAAAAACAGGTAGACCCTTAAAAAAAATACCGAAGAAGGTTGAGAAGTTTATTTTAAAAACAGTAATAGATGTAAACGATGGTAAGCCGGCTGATTTACAGGGTTTAACAAACGAAAGCGAGGTTAATCAACGAATAATAGAAACTTCCGAGAACGCCAAAGAGGTAGCGGACGCTATAACTCGTGTTAAAACTGAAGAGCAAACACAATTAGAATCTAGAGATGTAGAGTTTGGATTAGAAGGCTTAATATCTAGAGATAAAAAAAGTGCATCCCCTGTTGTAAAGTTTACTCCAGAAAGCTGGAAACGAGTAACCGGGTTGTCGCCTAGAGAAAGTGGTGTTTCAAGTATATGGATAGCATCTAAAGAAAGAGGAGGAGTGAGTCTAGAAGATGGGTATTTATCTTATATTGCTGACCCCGATCAGATTGATGTAGATGTAGAAATTACTCCTGACCAGGTGGTAGAGTTTATTAAGCAAAATCCTAACAGAGATGCCATGAATGCTCTAAAGCTAGACGCAGAATCAAACACATTAATTGGTTTAAGAGAAAAATTTACACAGCTGACAGGAATGCCAGCAACTGAAGCTAATATAAGTTTAGTAAATAAAATTGACCCAAACAGATCACCTAATGTAGATGTTCAAAAACAATCTCAAACTCAACTTCAGAAACAAGCTTCAGAGCCTGGTGTATTTGGTAAAAAAAGAGGCCCCTCGGCTAAACGAATTACCCAAGGCAAAAAGAAAAAAACAAGCCTAATTATAGATTCTGATGGATTAAAAACACAGATAAAACTAGAGGCTAAGGCAGCAAGGGAATCTGAAAATGCTTACAAAGCTGCTCAAAAAAGTTTGTTAGATAAAATTACAGGTCTGAAGTCTAGAGGTATTATTAAATCTTCTCAAGCACTAGCAATGTCAAATAGAATTTTAAGAACTGATTTTTCTAAAGATTCGCAAGTTGATAGCACAGTAGAATATGTTACTAAAGTAATGAATGACGCTACTATAAATACTAAGTTGGTTAGAATTAAAAACGCTATTAAGAATAAAAGAGGTCGAGGTGTTAAATATAATATTAAAAAGGGAAAATTTGGAGCTAACAATGATGCTTTAGTAAATACTCTTATAGCTTTAGCAAATACAGAGCTAAGTAATATTCCACTAAACAAACTGGATGCAGCTGTGCAGCTTCTTGAATTTTATGGTAAACCAGGGAAACTAGAGTTTACAAACATAGGTCGTGATACTGAAGTAGGCTTAGATATTTTAAATTCTATAGATGAATCTTTAAAGTTAGGCACAGAAATTAACATAAAAGATAAAAAAGCGAAAGACAAAAAGCCTAGAAAAACTAAGGAGTATGATGTTACAAAAGCCATAAAAGAAATTAAAAGCAAGAAGCCTGACTTAAGTAAGCTTAATGATGATAATGATATAGAAATAGCCAAGCAGTTTGCTAAAATCACAAAGGAAGACATAGGCGCTCTAATTCAAGAAAAAGATGGTGTGTTTGATTATTCTAAACTTGAAACTCTTAGAGTGGTTATGCAGAACTTAACTCAGGGTGTAGTAAATGTAGACACAAACAACATATTAAATGACATTTTAAGTACCAGAGATTCTAAGCCAGTTACAAGCGTGATGAAAAAAGTAACTAAAAATGGTATTTTAAAACACTTTAAAAACATAAGCTCATCAATAAAGATAGCTCTAACAAATTCTCGTTCTGGTAAAAATTTAATTTTAGATAAAATAAGATCATCAGTAGCCACAAGTGTCGATAACGCTTTTGGAAACTTAAACAGCACCACTATTTATGATAACACTTTTGGAAGACTGGCTAAAACATTTGAAAGCTACAATGTGTTTGTTGGTAAAATGAGAGCAAAGTCAGATTCAGCAAGAGCATTATTAGAAAAAGACGGCGTAAATAAAGTTAGAAAAATTTTAGGAGGCAGAAATACGGATAATAAAGTTGTAAAAAAAGGATATAAACTCAGGCTTATACAACTAACAAGGGAGTATTTAAATAATATGGTGGATGGAGAAGCTAATCCTAAAGCCCCTAATCCAGTAGAATTTATTGAGGCCACTCTTAAAGATATAAATAGTAAAAAAGGTACGGGCAGACTAACAGCTTTAGATGGAAAAATAATTCAAGAATTATCTGACCAGTTTACAGTAGATGGAGAAATCAGTTTAGATAAACTAGAAAAAAGTTTAACTAAAAACGAAAAGGCTGCTTTAAACATATTAGACACTGAAAACGCTAAGTTAGCGCCCTTGTCTAAATTTACTTCAGCCGTTTTGAGGGGTAATAGAGTTGAGCTTTATAACTCATACTCTCACCGAGTAGTTTTAATGTCAGACATTCAACAGACAAATGACTTAAACACAAGAGGTGAACAATATTCTCAAGCATCTACTAAAGGTGGGGCTAACCAAGCTAGAACATCAGGAGCAAAGCCTATAAGTTTTGACCCTTTTTATTCATTAGAAAAGGGGGCGTCAGGTGTAGCTTTAGATTATTTTATGACCAACGAGGTTAGAAGGGTCAAGAAAACAATTAACAAGGTCACTGCTGAAATACAGGCAGACCCTAATAGTACTGACGCACAGAAAGCAGCGGTATCAGCTTTAGATAAATCAGTTTCTGAAATCTTAGAAGTCACATTTGGAGAGACACAAAGAGATGTAAGTTTTTTAGGTTCGATAGGTAATAAAGTAAAAAGAATTGCGTATCAAGCCATCCTTGGTTCAGTTACAAGAATGGTGTCGGAGATTCAGTCAAATATGTCAATGATTATAGCTGACCCTAAAGCCGCCATGACAGGATTTACGAAATTTGGAAAATTATCTTTTTTAAGTAGAAAAGAAGGAACTGACATACTTAATAATTTAGGCTCTAGAATGACAACACGACTTTTTGAAACAAGAAGTTTGTCTTCTCGTTTTGCAGATGTAACCGGGTTTTTACAGAGTACACCTTCAGACGGAACTGCTCGTAGCCATGTCGCTAACATAATGCAAGTGATATTAAGAATGGGGGTTAAACAAACCGCAGCTGTTGTAGATAAAATAGCATCAACAATTATATCTTCTCCAGATAAATCATTAAGTATACCAATGTGGTATGGTAAGTTTGCTACAACATTTGAGGCTGAAACAGGCATCAAGCTAACTTCTAAAGATCTTAAAGATATAGGGAGAGGTGAGAGTAAATACTTAGGGGATAAATATAAAGCTGCCGTAGAAAAAGCAACTAAAAAAGCTGACCAGACCGCTACCATGATAGGTACATCAAAAAATCCTTTTGATAGTGTAATTAAAAATCAGTATCGAACAACAGGTAAAGGCGGCGGAGGCGCGGTTAATGCTTACAGGGCTGCTAATAAATTTATGGCAAACTTTAGTTTATTTGAGTATGCCACCGCAAGAATGGCTGTAGGAGCTTTACAAAGAAAAGGAGAAATAAGTCGAACTCAAGCTTTAGGTATTTTAGCAGGTGTAGGTATGCGTATGACTATGTATCCTATTCTGTATACAGTATTAAGTCAAGCATTTGATCAAGAACTATTTGGTGTTGATGATGAATCCGAGGATGAGTCTGATATTGAAGATATTATAACACGACAAGTCGTAGGTACTATGCTTAGTCTTATGACTAGAAAAAGTATGGGTAATATTCCTAATTTAGTTCCATCTATGTTGATAGAGCAGTTTAATGAAAAAGCATTGGATGGTTTAAGAGAGGGAGATTATGACGCTTATAAGCACTCAATAGTATATAACCAGCTAAGTTTAGATCAAATAGAAGATAAAGGCCTTACTAAGACGGCGGTAGGAGTTTTAGCTGGGCCGTTTGGGCCGATAATAAAAACTTTGGAACGAATGACTAGTCTGGGTTTTAGGTCGATTAATAATGCAACAAAAGAAAGTAGAGAGAAAAATAAAGAAGAATTAACCAACAGAATGGTATTGGAGCTTTTAGGTAATTCCGGTTTAGTACCTTTTTATAAAGACATAAGACGAGCTGTTGTTAAAGACTTCTTCGCAGATGATGTTAAAAATAGAAAAAGATCAAAAAGAGAAAAAGAGAGAAGAGAATATTTAGAGTATCTAAAAACAGAAGACCCCTCTGAATACAGAAGAGAGCTGAGAGAACAAGCAAACGATTCTTTTGAAGATGAATACTTTGAAGAAGATGACTTTGACCCAAGTGAATACTAATGAATAGTTTTAACCAACATAAATGTATGATGAACAGTTATAAGATATTAACTGGGAAAGAGACTTTCCATCAAATGCTAGATAGGGATGAGGAGGTTCACTTTGTTTTTAATCCAACAATTCCAGTTGTGCCTATGGAAGACGGGGTTTATGATTATGTTAGGGAGTATTTTGAAAAATTAGAAGACTACAGCAAGTGTGCTGAAATTCATTGGGCAAAATGCAAGGCCCTTCACTTAATTTAAATCCATCATGCAGTTTATAGCTGTATGCCCACCTATAACTACACCACAAGCTATAGCTTGTTTTTTAAAGTTGCGAGCGTAAGCTGCTGCATAACTTTTAGCATCAACGCCGCAGCCAATCTGCATTCCAAAAACTCGAAACTTTTTACCCACAAACCAATGAACGTATGACTCAGTATGAGTATGCCCACATACACTAGACATCATATTGTTTTTTGCCTTAGTCTTTGCTTGACCACCTTCTCCATGCTCGTAAAGAACATTGTCGTAAACTATGGTTTCAATCCAATTCCACTTAGGTGTACCCAACACATCATTATAAGACTTAATCCAAGCTGAAGGCACACCACCGGTCATAGCCTTCCTTGCAGCCATACGGTCATGATTTCCGATTAAAACATCTGCTACCGGGAAAGCTCTGTACCATTTTTTTACAAACTTTTTAGCTAGCTTAAGCTCATTCCCCGCCGAAAGCCCAGACGGATCTGGCTCATGGTATGAAAATGCGTGATTATCTAAAATGTCTCCAATGTAAATTACTTGATTACAATTAAACTTAGCGTAAACTTCCTGGCAATGTTCTAGGTATCCCTCTAAAGTAAAAGGAGCGTGAAGATCTCCTATTACGAGTATCCTTCGCTCCTTTTTATTTAAATTCTCAAACGCTTTGCGCTTGTTACCTGATAGCCTTGGTCTTATTTCGTCAAAATTATACTTCATCTGTTAATGCGTAAATTAACTCATTAAGTATGGATATAATATTTGTGGCTTTTATTTTTGCTTCTTCATGGTCTCTTTCCATGAGGTCTTCGTAGAGTTCGTTAGTGAGGTCGTGCATTTCATCGGCAACATAAGTTATGTGCTTTATAGCTTGAATGTCGTTCGGTGAAATTTTAGAAGCCATTAATCCATTGAGCGTAATAGTATTGTCATTGTCATAAATATACTAAAAAAAATCATATAAAAAAATTTTTTTTCTCGAACCCTATGTTTCTGCTAAGGTTTAAGCTAATATAAAGCTCTTCTAAAGGTGTTAATTCGTGCTGAGGGTACACGATATTGTTTTTAAATTTTAAAACCTTCTCAACGCCGTTATCACTAAATAAAAAATAAACATCAGGATCAGCTAGGCTGGGTGCTAAGCAAAAATTATAATAAGAAACTTGGTCGATATGATAATTCCTTATGCATTGCGTTACATAGGTTTCGCTACAATCTGCCAACAGAGCAATTTGCTCATAAGCAATTTCTGGGTTTTCAGTATACAGTTTTAATATTTTTCTTCTTCTTGTCGCTTTTAACATTTTGTTTTATGTATAAATTTAAATTAATTAAATCAAGGTACTCATTTATTGTGATTAAACATATGTCTGATAGAATTAAAAACGAACCTCTTTCTTTTATTATTTCTAAGGCGAATGGCACAGACTCATTATTGTGCTTAACTATTCCACCTATAACATGTGTAGTATGAATTGTTGGTTTTATATCTATAACATGTTTGTCTATATAATTTGATATTATTAATGACAACTCAAAATCCATATCATCTAAAGCCTCCAGGTATTCGTCAGCCACATCATATCCATTATCCTTTATATACTTCGGTTTGAAATCCATATTTTTTTAACTCTTTTATCCTGTACTTTTGAAGCTCTGAAAGCTTACCTCCTGGTTTTTTTATTTCTGAAAACAAAACATTACAATTTTTAGGCAAAGCAATTAAATCGGGTATACCATTTTTATTTGTTAGCTTGAGCTTTATAACATAGTAACCCTCTAACTCCAGCTCCTTGATTCTTTTGTTCTGTATTTGTTGTTCTGTCATATTAAAATTTATGAAGGTTGTATCGGCTGAGAAAATATCCAGACCCATGACCTAAATTTTTAATATTTTTTTTATTAATGAGTTCTTCTTTAGTCGCCCATCCAATAAACTCAATTTTATTTTTATCCACATAAGCTAATACATATATATCAATATCTTGATTAGCTTTCAATGTAGATAATAAGTTACCATACCTATGGCTGGTAGATTTTATATCATACCTACTTCCGTTTTTTGTTACTCCATCAGCACTACCACTTCTAGGGGATAAACCAAAGTCAGGAAATAAATTATTTTGTTTAGCAAACGCATACTCAGCCTTGAACCCCTGAATATCTGCGCTTACCCCATCATGGTCTCCTATTTTTGCATCCCTCACATTGTTTTGCCTGGCTATACTTGATCTAAGTTCTCCAATATACTCGCAAAGCTCTACCTCTTTCGGGTCTAATTCTACTACCATAATATTTTATAAAGTTAATAAATCTCTTTTAAAATGTTTTAATGTATAATCTTTCTTTTTGGTAACAGCTTTATAAATTTCGCTTTCAATACCACCCCTTGCAAACACCCAATACACATCACTTTCTGTTCTCTCTTTGGTAGTCATTCTATCTCTAGACTGCCAATAGCTGGTTGCTGAAAAATCTATATTGTAATACACTAAGCAGTCAGCATCCTTTAGTGATATTCCCTCTCTACCACTAACAATTTGTAGTGCTATACTTTTATTTGAGTTACAAAATTCTTCAAGTGTGTTACAAAGTTGTGTTCCATAAACTTCTTTCAACGCATTGTATTCTTCTTTAAATTTATAAAATATTCCTATTTTTTTATGCTTAAATTTTTTATAAATATACTCTGCCTTAGAGTAGTCTAGCACCATTGATTCACCCGACTCAAACTTTACTGTACCTGAATACATTTGGTGAAGCTTCATCATAAGTTTTACGGGAGTGTCTGCTAAAATTATATTTGGGTTGCCTTCAACCACCAAATGTTTTTTTAATTTATTAGTTAACTTATAAGTTAGCTCAGACATTTCAACTACAAGGGTGTGTTCTTTTGTTTTTATTTTAAACCCAGCCTCTTTTTGAGTGTAAGAAATTGTGTGAGGTTTCATTTGGTCTATAATAGAGTCTAAGCCTTGACTATAATCATTTATAAGAAGGCTATTAATTTTACGTTGCTTTATGTTTACAAATTTTTTAGCAAACTTATAAAATGTTTTATACTCCGAGAAAGGATTTTTGTTTAATACAGAAACTTGATGATACATTTGAGAATAAGATTCTGGCGTAGGTGTGCCAGACAAAAAAATTACATAAGGATTGTTCTCAGATATTAAAGACTTGACCGTTTTTGATCTTTTGTTTCTTTTGGGAAACGCCCCTAGGCCATGAGCCTCATCACACACAACCATATCCCATCCCCTTGGGTCTACCTTATGTAGGGATTCATAATTTATAGTCGTAAGATTATATGATGGGTTTAATAGTTTGTAGTCGTCTTGAACACTACTAATTGCTTTTTTTTTGGTAATAAACAAGAGGTTCTGAACCGGCAGAAGCATACTAACACCCAAGCTCGTAAGCGTCTTTCCGGTTCTAACCTCCATCGCAAGATAAACAAATTTATCTTTTTTCAACAGAGGCAATGCTTTATTTATTATTTCTTTTTGATATTCCCTAAACTGCATTAAAATTCAAGTGAGCCGTTTGTTTCTAATTCGTGTTTATTTCTAAATCTCACCCATCTTCCTCCAGCATCACGCCCTTCTTCGGGGTTACAATTATATTTGTATACCGAGTATGCAACCAACCATTTATAATATCTTGTTCTTGATACGGTAAATTTTGACTTAGGCGCAAAGTCAGGATTGTCATCGCAAAAGTCTAAATACAAATCGTTTTTATAAATTTTACCACCTGGCTTTAGTTTCTCGTTTTGTCCGCCTTCGCCAATCAATCCGCTCCACTCTAAAAACTCGTGGCAAGTTTCTGCCGAAAGTTGTCTGATTCGTAAGTTTACAAATTCACTTTTAATCAAACCAAACTTCATATACATTTGTAGGCACTCTATCATATAGTTGTCAAACCTACACCACTCTAAGTCATCCCACTCTCCAAACATAAGTTTGCCAAATTCTTTCAAAGGTGTAAAGTCCTTAGTATAGAACTGTGTTAATTCTAACTCCCACTTTCTTCTTTCAAATGATGAGCCTTTACCTTTTATGGCATAATTTGTGGTTATAGTTACTTTAGGGCTTTTACTAAATGGTATCTTGATTGCATCTTTATTTTTCTTTTCTAAAGTTAATCCCTCAGTTACTACACTAAATAATCTTTCAAAGTCAAAATGTTTTTTTACATCATCAAAACATAATATTTGTGTATCCGCAGATACCAGCTGGTATGCAAAACTCTTTTCAAAATTAAATGACTTGCCATCTATGACAACTAATTTTTTCATATGAGATAGAGCGTTCATAAACAAACCTTTGCCCGTCCCTCCCTCTGGATTATCTGATATTACTTCATCATTGAGTATTGTAGCTGGACAATATGATAAATTTTTCCAAGCGTGTAATAGATAGCCAATAGTAGAACGCATAGAATTTGTTCTGCTTTCTATTTTTCCGCAAATGTTTGAAACAAATTGTTTATAGTCGCAATCTCCACTATCACAACTACTAAACTCTCTGTCTATTACATGATCTTTCCATACATAACCACCTAAATCTAAGTAGTCTATTTGCACAACCTCATCGTGTGTTACCTTAACGGCACAATTTTTATAATATAAATAGGCGCTAGATTTGGTGTCTTCAATAAAGTACACTGCGATTGATGATAAAAGTGTTAAAAACTCCTCTCTGAAATACCTAGTATGTTCAGCAAAATAATTGTAAACACTTAAGTCGTCTATTTCTAAAAGATAGTTTAAAATAAAATCTTTTATTTCCTTTTCAGAAGTATGGTCAATAAGGTTGTTAGTTACTTTTACAAACACATAATTTTTACTTCCTTCAGGATTAAATTTGTAGAATCCGTTTTCTTCTAAAAACTGTTTAAATAAAATATGTACAATTTTTATTACACCTTTATCGTTCTTAGTCCAAAATTGATTGTTGGCATTCTCTTCATCTAAACGAGCCAATACATTGTCAACTGTGCTGACCTCAATATCTGACTCGACTAATTGAGATCTAATTTCTTTTTTTGGTACGCCTCGTTTTAATTTAATCTTTATGTTATTGACTCTATCAGCATCTTCATAGTATTTCGTGCCAAAGTTTTGCTTTTGAGCGTATGCTGATTGTATAGTTCTTTTTATTTCTGTTTGATTAAATGACTTAGTTTGGTAATTACCTAAAACAAATTCAGCTAAAGATTGATTAATACCAAAATCATTAAATGCAGATGCTAAAACATAAACATTATTATTTCGCTCTCCCTCCATCATTGGGTATTTTTTTTGCCACCATTTAACTAAAATATCTACTATTTTGTTTTCATCCGTTACGGGAATAGTAGGTATGTCTGAGTGCTTTGTAACCTCAGTAAACTCTTGCTCTTGAATTTTATCCCATAAACTCGACTGAGCGTTAACATAAATTAAGGGGTCATATGATTCATAGCAAACTCTTGATATGTTTTTGCAAGTCTTATCAAAGTATTCGCTATTAAAATAAGTTTGAAGGCTGAGAAAATAATTTTTATGATTTTCAGTTGAAGTAGGTATTTTAACCAAGGCCTTAAGACCATTACCGCTGGGAGATATAAATACAGAATAAATAAACTTATCCTTTGATAGTTTTTCTTTTTCTTGCAACATATCACGATTAGTTTTGTAACCATCAAAATCTAAACAAATTAATCCGCTATGCTCTTTAATAGCTTTATCGCTCCTTTTGGTAAATTTACCGCTGAAGCAAATGGCTGGAAGTTTTTGCTTTAATATGTTTCTATTGCTCTTATCTTTTTCTGCTCTAATTTTTTTAACTATATCTTTAGATGCCCCATCTTGTATTCTTTTAAGCACTAGGTTTACACTTCTATAGAAAGGTTGGGATGTTTTTTTTATATCCTGGAATATGGTTATGTCCATTTTATGTTGATTTAATGTTGATTTTATTAAATATAATTTACTGATAATTAGTTATTTATATATTATTATGTCGATAATGTCAATAATATAATAGAATATATATATAAATAAAAAATAATTGAAGCATATTGCTATGCCTTGACTAATATAGTATATTAATCGTCATTTGACACAAAAAAAAAGCTAAAGAAAGGGAGCAATGACTCCCTTTCAATAACTTCAGGTTGGGTGGTTAAAACGGTAAACCGGTGTCCTCTTTACTATCAACGGAGACAGGATCGTTTGTTTTTGCTGGTGCTTTGTTTTCGTTATTGTATGGCTCTTGCATTTTACAAGAGAAATACTTTACACCATTTTTACTTGTAGTCAACCACGCAGAAACTTGAAAGTCATTTCCATTAATGTCTTTCCCATTTCCTTTGTAGTGTGGCTGGTTGTTATCATCATTTTTGTTTTCGTTTTTAAATAATGAAAAACTCCCAGGCTTTGTTTCGTAATTACTCATAGTTACTTTATTTTAATGTTTTGCTCCAAATGTTCAATCATAGTCATGATAATTTCATCTTTATCACGCCTAGTTTTACAGATGCTTGGAACTTGCATCCATAAATTTTTTTGATTATTAGCTAAGCTATAATGTTTCTTTAAAAATGTAAGAATTAATGTCTTCAGTTTTTTCATCACTAAAAAATTTATGATAAACATCAATCGCTTTTTCAACTTTTTCTTTACCCGACTCAATAAATGAAGGAGAGCAGTCTGCTATTTTTAATCTTCCGTTGCGTTTATCTATTACTATAAAAATTAAGGGTCTATTAAACATACGCTGGTATATATATGCTTGTGAATCATAATTATATGATTTTGCACTGTACAAAAATTTATCGATATCAGAACTTGTTTTGATGTCAATAATTAAATCATCAACTTTATTTATAATATCAGCTTTACCTTTCCATTTTTCGCTCATAATTTCACAAAGTCCTGGAACTTCAAACTCATTGTTTTCTGCGTAAATTAAATCACACAACTCCATATTTGATGACATCTTGTTTACTAAAAAATCTAAATGATCTTTTTCTTTTTGTAGTAATACATTAGGTTTTACGTCTTCATCAAGTTCTTTAAAAATCTTTGTAGTTCTTGAAGATACATCTAAAATTGTAAACTCATCTAATTTGTCAGGCTCAAGCATTTTTGTGTGAAAATATCTCCCCTCAAGCATTGGCTTTGTCTGTTCTTGTGGTTGTCTAAAAGACGATGGGTCTTTTAGTAGCTTTATTATGTCCGAATTAGATAAGAATTGTTTACCAAAATCTCCATAATAATTTTTATCATCCTTTAATTTATCTAAAATATCTTTACTCATTTATTTTTTTATTAATAGCATCCTTAACCGATTTAGTTACTTTGTATTTTGTAGATAGGTTTTTGACAATTTGCTCTAAACCTATTTTTTTGTTTTTAGAAACATAAGTCAATACTTTTGTCCAATTATCATCTCCTATTTTTAAAGTATATGTAGTGCTGGTTTTTTTAATGATTGGAGCGCTGGGCGTGATGACTTGTGTTATATCCTCTCCTACCCATAGAGATAAGCCTAAACCATGCATAGCAACTGCCTTAGCAGTAGATCTTTGTATTGCAGTGTTTACGTCCATAGACGTAATCTTATCAATAGTTATGCTTTTGTTTCTATAGTCCATAATCGGTAAATAATCAATATGCTCAATTCCATTCACAGTTACCCCAACCTTAACATATGCAGTAGTGCCGTCAGTAAAAAAATTTAAACCCGTATGCTCTGATTCATAAACTATTCGCTGAGTATTTGGGTATTTCATTTTAATCATTGCCCAGGCGTTTGCCCAAGACAAATAATTAAAGTTTCCTTTTTTTTCGATTTTGTCCTTAACATTGACTTTTGCCAATTCTTCAAAGTAGTTTTTCATTTTGTTTTTGTATTTGATTTAATTTATTATTGTATGCGTAATGTTTTTGTAAAAGTTTTTCTCTTTTGTTTTTTAAATTCTGTATATGCTTGTCATTTTTTCTAGTATTGACTTCAGTTTTTATTCTTTCTTCAACCAGCTCTAGCTTGTAAACACAATTATAGATAGCCATTCTCAAACAACCAATTTTCCAGCCATAATCATAAAAAACTTGATAATGAGCTGGGTCAATTAACTTATAGTAGCTTCCGCCTTTATTTAAATCTAATATTTGAATTTGATCTTCAAACTTTTGAATCTTAATACCTAAGTATATAGCATTTATGCCAAGGGGCATATTGGTAACAACTGCATTAGTCTTGTTGATTGCTTGATTAAATATTTCGTTTAAAGAAAATTTTTTTTTAATCATTATTAAGGAGTTCAGAAACAAGTTCTTTTACATCTATGTCTTGCTGGATTAATTCTTTCGCTTTGTTGTATCCATGAATTATAGTCGAATGCGTAACGCTAAAGCCATATTGCTCTAAAAATCTTTTTATATAGGAAATTCTTATTGGCCTTTCCATACAAAGATAATAAAGCATCTGCCTGGCATCTACCACATCTCTACGCCTTGTTGTTGTGAACATTTCATCTAAAGTTAGGTGAAATTGTTTGGCTACTTTTTTTGCGTAGCTATCGAATATTTCTTTTTTCATTTCTTGTTTAGTTTATTTAATTCAAATTGTAAGTGATTAATTGCTTTCTGTAAGTCTTCGTTTGGAGATGAGTGCTTTCGGTACGCTCTTAAAATGTAAGTACAAGCAGTTCCTAAGTTATAATTAAGATCAAAGTTTTCTACAACTTCACGAGCAGTATAGTTATTGTCCCCGTTATAATATTCAGGTGTTTCCACAAATACAATACCTCCCGTATTGTTTTCTTTCCAATCCATCATAACAACCACAATATAAATTCATAAACTAAATGTGCAAAAAAAAGAGATATTAAAAATATCCCCGCCCAAGCACACCCTTTAAGGTTTTTTTCGTATTTACTCATTCTCTTGGTGGCTTTGGTTAATAATTAAAGTGCATTTTTCCATATGAATTAGCTCTAATTCGCTGGGTTTTTGATTAAGATGATTTAATAGATTGTAGTACATAACTTTATTATATTTTATTTAATTTTAGTTTGTAAACTTAGTAATTAATTACGGAAATACCTAATAACTTTAAAATTTTTTGCATTTAAAGTGTGGGGGAAATCTTGTTGTAGATTGTCTTTTACCTTTCTGATAGCAGATGATGAGCTAATAGCATTAACTTCAACTTGCTCAAAATCATAACCCATATCTTCGCCGTCAATAAATACTAAAAACCAATATTCAACAACATAGGTTTTTAGTTTGATTTTCTTTTCTTTAATTATTTTCATATATCTATATTTATTTCCAAACGAATATCTACCCACTCCTCGTAATCCCCCACAGCGCTATGTATTGCCCCATCTTCGCCAAGAGCCACAATAAATGCATCATCCTCGATAGCTACTAAGTTCTCAATCAAATCAATAATTTGATCTACCTCTTTATAGTTGCCTTTGTACCATTTAAGCCAATCTCCATAATAGATGGCTATATCTTTGTTTTCTTTTTCTAACTGCAACATACCATCAATTAACTCTTCCAGCTCTTGCTTTCTGTCGGCTGGTACGCCAATAAATACTTCACTTCTATATCCCATTTTATAATTTTTGTTGTAACTCCTTAATCTGTTTAATTATTGAAGGAGTTTGTTTGACTTTAGATTTTAAGTGCAGAATTGTGCTTATAATCACTTTTCTACGTTCTCTTTCGTTAATATTCATCTTTCCAAATTATTTTCGTTAGCACATTCTATCCAATCTGCATTTGTGTAAGATGTATAAGGCTCTTCCTCGTATTCTGGAAAGCCAGAATTTAAATAGTATTCCCTCACTTCCTCAGCACTTAATCCATTATCAGTCAATAAACCCATTTGTTCGTCTGCATATTGACATGCAAAATTATCAGCATTAGGTTTGTTAGTGGACACACACGCTCCGTAAAGCGACCACCATTCTAACGAGCCGTTACTTTTTTTAACAAATGCTTTTAGCTTAGCATTTTCTTTTTTAATTTTATCATTCTCACTAATTAGTGCTTCGATTCTTGCATCTTTGAAATCTACAAGAGATACAAATTGTTGATTGGATAATTTATGATTCATTTTGTTGTTCTTTTAAGGTTTCAGCGTTCATATCAAGTATTAATTCTCTTAGTTCTTTAATGTCTGATTCAGAAGCGTAGGAATGATCCTTTGTTAATTGCTCTATGGTGCAATCTTCATCATCACAACCCTCGTAGCCATAACGCACATCTTCAAACCAATATCTTCTATCGTCTATGTAACGCCATTCGTGATAGGTTACATCTATATTTTCAATTAGTATGCCTTTATCATTAAACGCTTGGCGACCAGCAAAGTCGCATCCTGGCTCTTCATATTCAATTTCTCCGCTTAAGCCGTAATGCTTACATATCTCTCCCACAAGTGGACACATAGGCGACCAAGCAGAATCCCCTAATATTGTAATGATAGGGTGTTCTCCTTGTATATCGTCATCAATATTGAAATCAAACCACCTTGAGCCATATACATATCCACAATCATTGTCGTGCCTTTTGTTTAAAATTTCAATAGAATCTCCTATCTTACCCTTGTCGAGTATATAATCTCCCCATTCTGCTAAATAATCTGTTTCTTCATAGGTTTTCATCCTATCAACTAATTTGTTAAGAGATTTACACCCCTTTTTTCCTTTTCCTGAGAATTGTATCCAATTCCAACAATGATTTGCCATATTATATAGTTTTAAAGTTTTTATTATTAAATTCTTCGCAGAAATCCTCTGCTTCTTTTTCGGTTTTAAAATAAGACCAATCCGTCCCACATTCTAAAAATTCTCCACATTGACAATATACATCTAAACAAACTCCATAAGGTACATCCCCATAATGTTCATCGCCTACCATATCAAAATCAGAAACTCTTGTTGCTTTTAGTTGAAAATTGTTTTTCATATTATATAGTTTTAAATTTTTTATTATTAAATTCGTAGTTGTCAATTAGATTTTCCAGCTGGGAATCGGTCAAATCTCTGAACGGAAATATACCTTTATTAGGCTCAATGAACGTCCCACCACCATTGCCGTCATTCCAAATGACAACACTTTTGTAATTGGTTTTGCATTCATAACCCAAACCCCTGCGAGTTTCAAAGTACCTTATGCTGGTAACTTTTAGTTTTTGATCTATTCTTTTTTCTTTCATATTAAATCTAGTTTTTTGATTAATTCTTTTGATTTTACCTCTACCATTGCCTCTAAATGTCTTTTTTTCAACATACAGATTAACATTGTTTCAAATTTTTGAATACTTTGAGAATACACAGAGTCATTAAGTTTTAAATGTACATAATCACTTGCACCCCCATATTTGTCTAATAAATTAGTGTCAATGTCATTCATAAAATTTTCTACAATTTCTTTAATTTCTGTTTCAGCGTGTAGCTGGAGTCGTTTTTCAATTTTATTTAAGTTCATCATTTTAGTTATTATTTAAGTTTACACTTTCGGTAAAATCTTTTATGATTTCTGTTTTATTATTTTTAGTGTCAAGTATTTGTTGCACTAACCATTCTATCTCAGAAATTGGGTCATCACATTCGTTATAGACCCACTTCGCATAATCAACAATTTGTTTCTCTGTTAAGTATTTCATAGTTATTTATTTAAGTTTTTTAGTTTTATTTTTTTGTTCTTTATTTGGTTTTTTCTCTCTTGTGTGTTCAAGCCTAAAAATTTTGTTAGATATTTGCTTTTCGTTCTTGTATAGTCGTGATAATATTCATCTAAAATAATATTACGCTTATTATCTACAAGAGCAATTATACTATCGTAGGATTGAAAATAAACGCCTTTAGGGGTGTAAATTTTAAATTGATTTGCGACAGGGTTTCCACTTGCTGGACTTGTCATTTGTTTGATTTTATACATAGTTTCTTAATTAATTTTTAACGAATATACATAATATAAACAAATTATGCAATTCTTATAAACTTTATTTTATTAATTCTTGAATGGAACAAATGTCTATTGTTCCGTATTGCTTATGCACTTTATTAAGGTGCTTTCT